CCCTTCCCGCTGTCGGCCGTGAGCTTCTTGATCCGGGCGACCGACTTGACGCCGCGGACCTGGAGGCCCGGGTAGGCCAGCAGTTCCTGACGATAAGCCGTGTAGGGATTGCTCGATCCATCGACCAGCCGAACCTCGTCGACTTCCGACAGGTCGAGTGCTCCGTCTTGGCCCCAGACCCACTGGACGTCTCGAGGACCCCAGCGGACGGCCCAGACGCTCGATCCGGTGTTTGCGGTGGTCCCGCCGGCGTCGACGACCATGTTCGTCGCGTCGTACGCCTGCAAGAGACCGGGGAAGGCCTTGGCGTCCCCATGGGTCGCGTCCGTGCCGTAATAGAAGCACTTGCCCAAGTGGTAAAGGCTGGCCGCCATGATCGCGTCGGCCTCGTCGGCCAGGTAGGCTTCCCAGCCATCCTCGGAACTTTGAGCGACCGCTTTGTCGGCCTCCCATTGCGGGTTCAAAATGAACGTCTCAAACAGCCGGTTCTCATAGACCGACTGGCTGACCGCGGTTCCTTCGTTCGCGTTACGGAAGGCGATCGTCGGGTGGGTGGTCCGTACCAGGGTCCGATACTGCCGGCCTTTGATGGTCCGGCTCGGGCCCATGCGGACCTCGGGGTTTGTCTTCATCGCCTCGTCGAGCAGCTCGATCGTGAGATCGGCCGCGTTGCGAGTGGCGATATCCAAGAGCGTTGGAAGTGCCATTCTGAAAGGCCTCCTTGCGTTGGTGGTGGTGATTCCGTCCGGTATCGAGTGGGGGCCGCTAGTTTTTCGAGTGTGACGCGATCAGCGCCGCCGTCCGGGCCCGATGGTGTCCCAAGTTGCCGGCGTTGCGGCGGGTCTGGCGGGCGATCGGATCGTTGTCCTCGGCGTCGGCGGAGAAGTCCGCCGGCTCGTCTTCGCCGAGCTTCACCGCGGCCAATTGCTGGCGGAGCCGGTCGTTCTCCGTCTTGAGCTGGTTGATGTAGAGCTCGCGGGCCTCGGCAAACGTCTTGCCTTGAGCGAACCAGATCCCGCCCTGATCGCCAAAGGCCGTCAAGAAGGCCGGCCCGTCCGTGGGCTCCGCGTCAGCCTTGGCGTCATCGTCAGCCTTGGCGTCGTCGTCAGCCTTGGCGTCATCGTCGGCCTTGGCGTCGTCGTCGGCCTTGGCATCGTCGTCAGCCTTGGCGTCATCGTCAGCCTTGGCGTCGTCGTCAGCCTTGGCGTCATCGTCGGCCTTGGCGTCGTCGTCAGCCTTGGCGTCGTCGTCAGCCTTGGCGTCGTCGTCGGCCGCGTTATCGGCCAATTGCTGAGCTTTCTTCGTGACCTTGGACTTGTCTTTGACCGTCATGGGACTTCCCTCCATGGTTAAAATCTGGACGGGGATTTCCCCGTCGTTTGTGAGCTGTGTTTCCGTATCGCGATCCGCTCCGTAGGGGCAAATTGCCACGCCGCGGAGCGACCACTCGCGGAAGATCGTCAACGGGCCGGCAAGCGTTTGCCCGTTGACTTTGCTCGATGTGCCTTCTTCGAGCTCCTCGATCCGCAAGGGGCCGGTAAAGAATATCGAGGCCTCATACGGCACCCCGGCGCGGGCCTTGTGGATCACCTCGTTGGCCCGATCTGCCTCGCCAAACGGAGTTAGCCCGCCGGAGAGCACGAGCCCATCGTCGGTGTTGAATTGGTCGACGAAGCCGAGGACCTCCGAGTCGTAGTGAGCGTAGTCGATCGGCAGCCTGTCCTTGTGGAGGTTCATGCCACCGAGATCGTGCACGCATCGGCCCCAATACCAGTGATCGACGACCCCGGCACTGCGAGCCTTGAGCGTGATCGGGATCGGACCAGGCCCGGCGGCGTCGGAGTCGACCACAAACTCACTGGCGGAGAAGGCCAGGGCGCGGGTCGGTACATTTTGAGTCGGCGTCTCAGGCGTCGGCATCGGCCAAGGCCTCCTCTATAAGGTGTTTGCGGATCGCTTGACGGAGTTCGCTGTCGACGGCCGATGGCGTCTGCGATCCCAGTTGCTCGCCGATGTAGGCCTCTTCCGTGGCCAACTCGTCGACGATATCGAAGAAGTCGACGCCGCCCCGTTTGCAGACTCGCTGCCGGCTGGTGAGCTTGGCCTCGATCGCCGTGATGTCGGCGGAGATCTCTTTGAGCGGATCGATCCATGGGATGCCCCGCGCAACCCATTCCCACTTGAGATCGAGCGGAGAGAATCCGGCGGGCAATTCCAGCGTGCCGTCCAAGATCAATAGCGCGATCCGCCAGGCGGTCCAGGCGTCCAATAGATCGCGGTTGTCTTGGCGTTTGTTTTGCGCTCCCTGGTCGTACAGGAGCCACGCCTGACGGTTTCCCGCCCAGTTGGTGTGGGCCTCGTCAAAGAAGCAATAGGGCAGATCGATCGCCTTCAGGGCGATCATGATCACGCTTTGGAGAAAGGCCTGAAATTCTTGGGGCGGCGTCTTCGACTCCAGGAAGTCGGCGTCTTCGCCCGGGTCCAGGTCCAGCGAGATCGGTCCCGTGCCGAAGTCGAGTTTCCGCTCGCTTTTGTCTTCGTTGCCGTCTTCGTCGGTCGCGTCGGTGACGTCGCCGAGCGCCTCGTCGCCCTCTCGTTTGAACTTCAGCGCAAAAAGTTGCGACACCTTGGCCTTCGCCAGGGCGTAGTCGATTCCCTCGTAGGTGTCTTGTAAGGCATTGATGCCGCTGGCGATCGGAGCGATGCCCCGGATCTGGTCGATTCGGTCGTAGTAGCCGTGCGCGATGACGTGGCGGGAGGGTACCAAGCGGGCGAACGTATAACCGTCGCCTCGCGGTTTGCGGTTGTGCAGACAATAGGTTTGCGCCCGGCCGGCCTTCGAGGTCTTCACCCCGTGGATCACGCGGTCCGCGTCCCACTCGATCGGCAGATCCCGCCCGGTCGGGGTCCGGATTCGATCGCCTTCGATGCCTTGGATCAGGCCGGAACTCAATTTGAGCGTGAAGAAATCGCCGTCGAGCGTCCGCCGTGCCTCGGCGATCCGGACGAATCGGGCGCGGCTATGCCGGCCCGCCGCGTCGAAGTTGCGGGCCCCGCTGGCCCACTCGATGAGCTCCTCGATCCGCTGGTCGAGTTCTTTGTCGCCGGTCCGCGACTGGAAGGAAAAGCTGGCAACGTAGTCCAGGTGTTTGCGGACCGCCCAGCTTGCGACGGAGTAGTTGCGGACCAGGTCCTGGTTCGTCGCGATCAGCTTCTTGCGTTTGGTAGAGTCCAGCGTCCGATCTTCGCTGGTGATAATCGACCGGGCCGGCCGGCGGCGTTTTTTGTCGTCCGACTCGACCGCGTCGTAACCGAAGCGGAAAGGTCGTAGCAGATTGGATACCAGGCCGGGCATCGTGTTACCCTCCACTCAGATCGATGGAGGCGGCGCGCGGCCTGGCCGCCGCGTCTTGCTGTCGCTTCAGTGTCGCCAGTCGCTGGCGGGCCGCCGGCAGATCGAAGGTCGTACTGGTCCCGTCCGTCGACGTCGCCTTGACGCCGGTGTTCAGTAGACTCTCCAGTTCAGCGATCTCGGTGGCTAAGGACATAGCCCGAGAATACGGCGTACCTACCGGCACGCCGACGCGGAGATCACGCGGGAAACCCCTGGAGGTGGTTTAATTTCCGAAAATCCGCGAGTAAAGCGGACGCGGTCATTTCCGGGCCGTCGGTGACCGGTTTTCATACAGCGTATCGGACCGATGTTGACCGCACGCCAGGCAGACCGTCCGACGCTTGACGACATGGGTGTAGGGTGCCCCGTCGGGCGCAATCCCCCCATGTTCGATCACGGTCGGGTGACCCGTGTAGGGTTCGCGGTCCGTCGATCCACATTTGGGGCAACGGGTCGCGATCGCGACGGCGTCCAGGCGTGGCTTCGTCTTCGATCCGGCCGGGCGGCCGGTCTTCTTCGGTTTGTCAGTGGCCATCGGGGATTGGTCTCCTTACCAGGTGATGGTGGTTCGCCGTTTGCCGCGGCGTGATTTTTGATCGGCGACCTGGTCGATTCGGCGAGCTCCGAGAATCGAGGCCGCGCAGAAGGCATAGACCAGGACGTCGAGAAAGTGGTTGTCTGGCCCGCCCGGCTTCTGGGCCCATTCCATGACCACGCGCCCGTGTCCTTCCGTGCGCGTGGCCCATTCGGCAGTCAGGTGGTCGATGAGGAGGCGGTGATCCGTCCGGTGATCGCCGAATAGCAGAAGGGCCGCCGGATCGCCGGCGGCGGTTACCAGGCCCGTGTGGGCCTCGGTCTTCCAGTAATTCGTGTCGACGTGCACGGCCCGGAGTTGGCGAGTCCCCCGGACGCTCGGCACCCGCCAATGGTGCCCGGCGACGTCGCCCGGTTTCTTGGTGTACTGGGAGAATGGCCGATTCGCGGCGCGGATTCCCACGCCCATCGACGGGTAGATGGTTCCGGGGCGGCCGATCCGACGGATCGCTTGCCGGACCACGCTGGGCAGGTAGCCGGCGTCGACCAAGACGCGATCGATCGCGGCGATCGAGCCATCCGCCCGTCGATAATGCCGATCGACCAACTCTCGCCCCAGGCTCTCCAGGCCGGCGAGAATCGCGCCGTGTTTGCCGGTTTTGGGATGGACTTTGGCCAGCGTCAGCGAGGCCTCGCGTAAAGTGTAGTAGCTCTTGCGCTGCCGGGGGTAAGAGCCGTAATCGATGATCCAGCCGGAGAAGTCGCTGGCCCAAGCGGTGACGATCCAATAAAGCACCCGATCGTGGACGTCGATCGCGGCCGTAATCCATTGAGCGCCCTCGGGCAACTCGCCGCGGGCCAAGCCGGAGGTCTTCCCGGCGATCACTTCCGGGCTGGCGGTATCCGTGTCGGCGGGCCTAAGCGGCTCGTTCTGATATTCCGCCGCGAACGCGGCTTCGCTTCGCAGACGGAGATTCATCGCGTGTTGGATCGCGGAGATTTCGTCCTCGTCGAATTGCTCCGGCCAGGCGACGATCGCCCCGGCGTCCATGGGGGTTCGGCGCTTGCTATAGAATCCGGTGGCCTTAGCTCCGTCGCCGTCGGCCCGGAGCTCTTCGGCGCGAATCTCCGCGTATTGAGTCCAGAGCTCCTCGTTGTCGGGAAAGGAATAAACCAGCTTGGTGATCTCACCTTGCCAGTCCGGGTGAATCTTGCGGTTGAGGAGTTGGGCGGCCAGGTCGTTTTCGGCGATCACTGTGCAAGGCATAGCCGCCGCAATTTTGCGTTTAGGCCCGGCCATCCCGAGTACGTCGCCGGTGACTAACTCGACCCGGCGGGCCGTCTGCGTGATCGAGTGAGCCGACTGGGCCGTCTGCGGATCATCGATCAGGGCCAGATCGGGCCGGAGGATCTCGCCGTCCGGCCGCTTGTGTTTTTGACCTCGCAGGGCCCCGGTGATCCCGGCGACGTAGACGACCGAGCCGGCCGCCGGCGATCCGGCGATCCAGGGCAAAACCAGCTTCCGAGCGGTCCAGATGATCCGCGTCCGCTGGTCCAGGAATCGTTGACCCAGGCAGCGTTTGCTGTTTCCCTCCAACTCGCGGAGCGGGTGGAGGATGTCGGGGAAGTCTTCAGCTAGCAGTTCGTTTTCCAGCAGCTCGCTTTTGATGTCGGCGAGATTGCGTTCGGCCAACTCGGTCGTGGCTCCAATGATCGTGACAAACTGGCGCCGGCCGGTGAGGATGGCCCAGATTGCCGCGCGTTCGATGATCGTGGTCTTGCCGAACCCGCGGGGCATGGCCAGGGCGAAGAGCCCGCCGGCGACGATCGCGCGCTCGAGTTTCGCGATCACTTTCCGGTGGTCCTGGCTCCAGGGTAACCAGAAGGCCCGGGGAAAATACTCAGCCAGAGCGACCAGCAAGGACCGCGTTGCCTCGATCCGCCGTTCGGGGTCGCGGATCGGCGGGATCGGCCCGATCTCCTGGCCGGCGCGGGCCTGGGCCCGTCGTCGTCGGCCGGCAGACTCCCGGCTCCGCTGGTATTGATCAGCCTCTCGCGCGGAGCGTGACGATCTCCGCCGCGGCGCGGCGAGCGTGTTCATCAATGGGGGCCTCAGCCTTGGTGAGCTTGAGCGCAACCAGGTGGGCCAGGGCCCGATCGAGCTCGCCGCGGAGCTCGTCGCCGACTCCGCCGGCCTCGGCCGGTTGGTAGAGATCGAGTAGCTTACAGCGCTCCCGCTCGGCTTGGATGGCCTTGCCGGTTTCTTCCTGGTCGTAGGCTTGCTTGTAGCAGTCGTTGAATCGTGCAATTGCGAGTCCGATCTCTTCGTCGCGATTGTAGTCGGCGGCGATTGTAAGCCGGCGACGGGCCTCGCGGATCAGCCGCTCGACGTTGCCGGCCTTGTCGCCCAGCTCTTGCTCCAGGGCCCGCCGGAGCTGATCGCCGCGGTAGCCCTTCACCAGTAACAGACATACGCGGTCGACGACCAGCGCTGGGAGCTCCGGGCTTGTGGTCTTCTTGGTTTTCTTCTTGGTGGTTCTCTTGGCGCTCTTTTTCTTGGCCATCATCGCCAGCCCCCGCGGGCGCCGGGGATTCGGTCGAGTGCCCCGCTGTCGATCAGCCGATCCCAACCGTCCCGGTCCACCAGCGCCCGGGCCCCGACGTCGGTCAGGCCGTACTTGATCTTGAGGATCTCGATGCCGAAGCCCCAATCGACAATCACGCGGCGGTGATACGCCGGATCGGCCCGCCTGAGCTTTTGGAGTTGGTTCGGCCACCGTGCGAGATTGACCGCACAGCATCGGCAACCTAGCTCCTCATTTCGGGCGTACATTAGCGGATACTTTGGGTAGTGGCTGGCCAAAAAGGCCAGCGTGTCCTGTTGCTGCCAGGCCAGCAGCGGATACGACAGAACGTAACCTTTGGCCTTCGCATAAAAGGCCTCGCCGGTCATTAGCTTGAACCGGTGGCGAGTCGAGTCGTCGCCCCGGCCACCCACGATGAGGGCCTTAAATGCCTTGGCGGCGATCCACTTGTCCATGGGTTTCGCTTTGTGTTCCTGGCAACAGCGGCTTGGGCCGATCCGGAGTTCGGGATTGTCTCGCCGGTAAGCCTGGCTGGAGACCTTCGCGCCGATTGGGATCGAGGGGACTCGCCGCCAGGTCGTCGTTGGATCGACCGGGTTGCGGATATAGGTCAGGCTGCGCCCGCCGAAGCGGCGGATGAAAGTTAACAACTGGGGATCGGCGAGGCCCGTGTCAACGTAGACCATGGGAATCTTCGGCCGGAGTGATCTCGCAATCAGGGCCAGTGCGACCGAGTCGCGCCCTCCTGAGAACGCGACCACCGTCGGGCCGACTGCAAGCGTCCGCCGGATGATTTCACGAGCGCGCGCGACCTTTTCGTTTAGGGGTAGCGCGTTGAGCTTTCTTAGCTGTCTTCGTGCTTGCTTTGCGTCCATTGATTCCGTGCCGTAAGAGGTCCTCCGCCGTCCGCCCGGCGTCGATTTCCGCCCGGGCCTCGATGGCCAGGGCGATCGGGACGATCAGCTTGACCGTGCGGGTTTCCGGCTCCGCCGTCGGCGTCCGCTGGATTCCCTCAAGATTGATCACGGGCTCCGTCAGGGCTGCCTCGTAATCTAGGGTTATTTGTTCGGCTTGATTGTCGGATAGCCCCAGCGCCTCTCTTGCTTCGTTGTCGGCGGCGTCAATGATCCCTGCGACGATGGCGGCGTCTAAGTCGCCCTCCAGGCGGTGATCGGGTCCGCCGTTGTAGGCCAAAGCGGCCTCCGCCTCGGGCACTGCCAACTCCGCCTGATAATAGGTGGGAACCAACCAATCGCCCCGGTCATCTAGGATAATCCCAGCCGGCGGTGGTTGGCCCGCCCGTTTCATCCGCCGGAGTGCCATCAGGCGTCCATTGCCGGCCAATGTGTGCCCGGTGGGCTGGTGGACCGTGATGGGAACCCCGAAGCCGTGGCGGCGGATCGAGCAAATCAGCTTCTCGACGTGGTGGCTGGATCGCGGATTGCCCGGCAGTTGGCGGGCCTTTGATAACGCCAAGCGGGACAACTGGCCGGGACCCGGCGCCAATTTGCCCGGTTTCTTGCGGGACTTGGAGCGTTTTGTGCGTTGCTTGGTGGCCATGGGACCCGGGGGGTCAGAAAAACAAACAAAAACCAACAGGGGCGC